TCGTCCGACTTTACCGGGTTTGACCGCACGGCTCGCGCCTATTCGGTCCGGGTGTTTGAGTTTGAGAAGTACCCTCGGGAAGATGGTCGCGAGTGCATCCGCTGCCACGTTAGCACTCCGGGCGGCATTGGTGCTTACCATTCCCGTAAAGCCGCTGCGAAGGCACTCCGCGACGGTCTACACCTAGAACACCTCTGAATCACAAAGGGAACACCGAATGATAGATTTCACGAAAATACCGAATCCTCAACGCCTTCGCACATATTGGCTTAAGTGTGGGTATGTGCAGACTCGTGACGTGGGCGATGCTAACATACAGTTGTGGATGGAACACTGTGCCTTCCACGTTCGCGGAACTCGTATTTCCGAGGGGCCCGCGGATTGTCGCCTCTTCTGGGATGTATTCGACTCTTGGGGGCAGGCGCAGGTGGCTTACCGGGCACGAATCAAGTACTACAAAGCAATCTAACATAGAAGGGCACACCTAATGAAAATCACAGAAAAAACCTTTCATGAAACCTGCCGGCGGGGCTGGTGTGGCGATCTGCGGCGTGGTGCTGCTATGGGTCGCGGGTCCTACGTACCACACAATCCAGTCGGGCAAGCGCACCTAATCCGGGTGCGGCTGTCATCGGGCGGCTATGCGGCTCGCGGAGGAGCCTATTTCGGGCACGGAGCGCCGCTGTACTGGCTATACCAGACCGCGCCAGACGGCGGTGTTACCCTGGACTACACGTTTCGCGCGGAATCGCGGGCGGCTGCCGTGGCACATGTTGTCGCAACCATGCCGAATGTACGGGTGCGCAAGTGAGTTTCCGCGTGGTCAACCCCGGGGATAAGGACTGGACCAGCGGCCGATTCCTGCTCTGGTTCGGCGCCTACGGCGATACAAAGCTGCTAGTCTGGGCCAATAGCCTAGAAGACGCGCTGGACGCCGCCGTCGATTGGCTGGAAACCAACGCGCCTGGAATGCTACTCGGAGGTGTCGAGCTAGAAGAATTGCACGCCGCCGCTGTGGCTGATGGTAACGGCGCTGACCAAGCATGGGAGGTCGCAACGGCGGACCTAACCTGCGCGGGCAACGGCGGCCGATACCTGCCGTCGTGGGAGTGGGGACTCGTCTCCGAAAATCCCACGCGTGGAGAATTGCTTGCCTACGGGCCAGCGTCACTGTAACAAACGAAGAAGGGGAACAAATGCAACAATCTAGACCAGCCAGACACGGGAAACAGTACCTCTACCACGTAGAATATTACGCGATGCGTGCCGACTTTGACGCGGACCTGCCGCCGCTGGGCACGGCGTATGTGTGGGGATACGACCCAGACGACGCTTGGCAGGCATGGGACGATAGCAACGAAGATGAGGGTTTCTATGCCCGGTCCCTTGAACCTGTGGAATCGGTGACGCTGTGAGTGTTGCCCAGCTACGCGCCGAGTACGGGAATCGCGCACACATCGAATGGGACCAGGAGCGGGAATGCTGGTGGGTGGTACGTCCGTTTGACGGTGGTTTCCTGGATTGGGGGCTGTCCGTTTCCCGCATTGAACCGGACGGCTATGTTAGTTCCGAGTGGTCCCACCCATGCTGTCTGTCCGGCGACTGCTATGGGTCGTATGGCGGGTTTGAGTGGTCCGATGCGGACTGGCGCGATGCCCTGGAATCAATCGCGGACGAAGAAATAACCGCTGCGCTCGACCGTGGTGCGCTGTGACAATGCTCGCAGTCCGAGCCCTTGCCCTGCTAATCGTCTCTCTAATCGTCTGCTGTAGGAGGTAACATGCAATCATTGCAGGCAACTATCACGCGACCTGATTTCCCTGGGCACAACGGCATTGACGATGCCGCCTATCTGCGCGCCGTCGCCCGTGGCCTTTCCCGCGCGCTGAGTCGCCCCGTCGAGGTGTCCTTTGGCATCCGGGCATGGGTAGATGGAGACGAGACAGGGGGCTACCTGGAAACGCTGCGAGAGGTCGAGTTAGCGTGCTGGGAAACCCACTGCGATGGGTCGCAAGCGGAGTACGAGCTGTAGCCCGGCCGGCCGATTGTATCTAAGCACATACCCCTTGACCCTGTACGCAGTACATCTATACTGTAACGCAAGGTCAAGGGGTTGTGTGCTATGGGGCGGAGTGAGCAAGACAAATGGGAGGACATCCTCTCTGCAGAGGGACTAGGCATCATCGGGCCAAACAATGCCCGGGAGAGCCACAACCCCTGGGCTGATGAAGTAGGGCGCACCGAGTTCTACCAAGCGTGTGAACAGTACGCGCTTTCCCAGCTCAACACTCTCGACTGGTCAACCTGGGAGCTAATCGTTCTTTACGCCGCTGGTCACACCGGAAGAGCCTGCGGACGGATCACCGGCATCGACCCGAGCAACACAGACAAGCTCCTGACCCCTCACATTCGAGCCATACGGCTCTTAGCTACAGAGGGAGCTACTACCCTAGCGCCTACTGAGAGAACGTCTCAGACGGGCGTATAGGGCGTTTGTGTTGGCACGATCATTGTCTATGCCAATCTTTTGATATTGAATTTCATTTTCAATAGGGTGGGGTAGCAACAAGCGTGCCAGGGTACGGCTAGACCCCCCTCCCCCCCGTTCCCCCTTTTATGAATTTTTTAAAAGAGGCTATACCTGTTCTGACTCCCCAAACCCCAATAATCTCATAGGTCTACAGACCCCAGCAGTGCAGTTATACTGAAGTTAGCAAAGTTAGGAAAGTTATGCGGCTACCACACATCAGATTGATCGAAGGCAAGTACCGTTTGGTGGACAATGAGGAGCTAAAGCCTCAGAAGTACAACGGGTTTTACATCGACCTGGGCGGGTTTGAGTCCCAGTTGACCGCGAAACGGGTCATCCAGGTCTTCCGTAAGGCTTGTGTGAGCCATTTTAGAGACTCGGAGGACCGGGTGTGGGAGGTGTACCTGGCTAACCTCGACCGGTTCTGTAAGGAGCAGGGGGGTCAGCAGGACCTAGTCCGCGCTTTGGGCGCTCACACAGTGGCTTTGGAGGACAAGCGGGAGTCCGAGGCGCCTACGCCCCCGAAGAAGGGGAAGAAATGAAGCGGCCTAAGAACATTGAGTTGTATCTGATGGCTGAGGGTGCGGACGGGGAAGCCTTCTGTGTGGTCCTGGAGGGCATCGAGGACTCGTGTGAGGTGGATGGGGATACCTTGCAGGTGTTCGTGGGTGTGGACGCGGGTGTGGACCTGGCTGCGACCATGGCGGGGCACTACGGGCTGATGCCCAAGCCCAGCAAGGTGCAGCACTGATGACCGGGCCGATGGGAGCTGCGGTAACGATGCTGGGGGGTGTGGGTATCTTCCTCACCCTGTGGCTGGTGTCCGGCTGGCTCGTGTGGCTAGTGAACCGGGTGGACGACTGGGCCAATGGATACCTGCCCGAAGAACTAAACAAGCGAAGGCACTTCTACGATGACTGATGACAAGAAAGACTGGCTCGCTAGGCCAGCCCCGGGCCTGTCCAGGGAAGACGTTAGAGACGGGCACAGGCTGGTTAGACCGCCGTTCAAACCGTCTGTCCGTATCAAGCCACACATCAACGAGCTGCTGGATGCCTCGTACCAGATTACCCAGCATGAGCTACAGGCGCTACTTGAGAAACAGCGGGCAGGTCAAGTACTCACGTCGGGAGAAGTCCTCAAGTTCAAAAACCTTACCGACTCGCTCACCAAGCTAGCCCGGGAAGAACGGGAACAAGAGGCCAAGGACGACCCAGCCCTACTTGAGACAGAGGAGCTGCTACGGCGTGCCCGGGAAGCCCACGAGGTACTGTCCATCGAGGTCATTGAGGTCAAGAAGGAGGAGAAATGACGGCTCCCATCTTCTTTCTGTTTGGCATGTTTATTGCTCTGTTCGCTTGTATTTACTTTGGACATGACATCGAATAACTGGAGGTACGTATGGCTGAGGTAGTGGTTGAGTTGATCAAGGGTAGCGTCAATGTGTTCACAACGGTCGTATTGGCCTACGTGATTCTGAGACTGACCGGTAACGTGTGAAGTGTTGCGACTGTAAAACCCTGCCCGCTTCATTCACGCTACGGGCAGGTCCAGTGGTCTATGTGCTTTGTGGGTCGTGTGTATGGCGACTACCCGACCCGGCTTCTGCTAAGAACCTGCCCGTAAAGTCTAACAAGTGATTGTGTCCTTGACTTGTATTCAAAAGTGTGGTAAACTCAATCCTTCTTCTAGGTTGGTACAGACCGAGTTGGTGGATGCGACAGTTTTTAGTCGTTCTGGCGAACGACGAAGAGACAAACAACGTGTGGTGATGGAAGGATTGCTATGACCGTAAGTAACTTTGGTGCAGAGATTGGTGAGGCGTGGGATGGTCGGCATTACGACCCGGATTTCTTCTACTCCTTGTCTAAATACGCTGAGTCGCAAGGAGATTCAGAAAGAGCGAAGCGATACGAAGGTATCGCGAAGCGTTGGGACTTAGCCTGGTCGCTGGTGGAGCTATTCTCCTACCTGACCGGGAAGGGGTACTCCGTGGAGCGTGTGCTCACCCCGCCTATCCTACAGAACCGCAAGGCCCGTCGGATGCTGTCGTCTGTGGGGCGTAGCTCGAAGCGGTCGAAGAATATGGCTAAGGTGTTGGGCGTATGAGTGATTCCCTCCTACTCCGTAAGGTGACACGGGCAGACATCCCGTTCATCACCTCATCCTGGCTAGAGAGCTTCCGTAACGCTCCCATGGTCCGGGGTGTGCCCAATAGCATCTACTTCTCGTACCACCATAAGATTCTAGAGGAGCTGTTGCCTCGTAGCATCGTGCTTGTGGCCTGTAACCCAGCGGACACGAACCAGATCGTCGGGTATATCTGCGCCGAGGTGTTCGACAACTGCCTAGTAGTTCACTACGTCTATGTCAAGCAGCCGTTCCGCAGGCTAGGCGTGGCTAAGAAGCTGCTGGATACCCTGCTGGAGTCGGAGAATCCGGCTGCGGTGCAGTACACGGCGAAGACCCCCAGCATTTTCGGCTTTGAGAAGCAGTTCAAGGAGCAGCGGATTATCTACAACCCGTACCTTCTGTACGCCACGCTACCTGAAGGGTGGGACGATGGACACGGCTGAGTTCATCACGCTAACCGACCCAAGTGACCTGGGATGGTTCCTACATCCGTACCATGATGGATTGTTACCGGAGTTCCTTCAGGCCGAGGACGAGGACGGGCGGCTCAGGGTGGGTAAGCTGGTAGGCTATAGCGCGGACCCCGTTGGCCTATTCATTGTGTGGGGCGATGGATAAGAAGGCCGCTAGACGGGTCCTAGAGGAGCTTGAGCGACGGGCCAAGGTCAAGGGTAACCTACGCCCGGAAGGCATCCTATTCGGCCCACAGCTAGCCTTTGCGCAGGCCACGGGGAAGCGTCGGGCAGCCGTCTGCTCCCGTCGTGCTGGTAAGACCTTCTCCATCGCCTTCCTGCTCCTAGAGGCAGCGATGAAGCACCCCAAGTCCTTCGGTGTATACGTCACCATGTCTCGCGCGCTAGCCAAGAACATCATCTGGCCGGCGTTCCAGGCGATCAACGACAAGTTCCACCTGGGCCTGGAGTTCAAGCAGAACACGGGCGACGTCGTGCTACCCAACGGTTCCCGTATCCTGCTGCGTGGCGCGGGCAGCGTGCGCGAAATCGACAAGCTCCGCGGTCTGAAATACCCGGTGGCCGTCATCGACGAAGCCCAGGGGTTCGGTGACGAACTACAGTACATGCTCAATGAAGTCTTGGCGCCTGCTACCATGGACTATGACGGCACGATTCTTGTCACGGGAACGCCTAACGCCTCGTGTTCTGGCCCATTCTACGACCTGACCCACAACACGAGCCTGGGCTGGGACGTGCATCACTGGACGATGCTTGAGAACCCCCACCTACCGGACCCTGTGTCCTGGCTAGAGAACGAGCGCCGTATGCGCGGGATGACGCTGGATACCCCGGCCTACCGGCGTGAGTATTGCGGGCAGTGGGTTCGTGACTCCGAGAGCCTGGTCTACTCGATCGACTACGGCCGAAACGTGTACCAGAGCTTCCCCAAAGACGCTGTGGGCGACTGGTTATACGTTCTAGGCATCGACGTGGGGTATAACGATCCTACCGCGTTCTCCGTCATGGCCTACAGCATGGAGCTGCGGGAAACATGGGTACTGGAATCTTACAAGAAGCCTAAACTCATCCCGTCGGTGGCTGCGGCACACGTCGAAGCCCTCCGGGCGCGCTTCCCGTTCACCAAGATCGTCGTGGATACCGGCGGTTTGGGCAAGGGTTACGCCGAAGAGTGGAAGCAGAAGTTTGGTATACCTGTAGAGGCAGCCAAAAAGACCGATAAGCTGGCCTACATCGAGCTATTGAACTCAGACCTTCGTACAGGTACACTGAAAATAGTTGGTCCCACTAACAAAGACCTCGTGGAGGAGATGACTCGCCTCCAGTGGGACACGACAAAGGTAGAAAACGGGAAGTTTGTCATCGACAGCAACTTCCAGGACCACCTTTGCGACGCCACTCTATACGGCTGGCGCTTCTGTCTGCCTCACGCGCACCAGGCTGCGGAGAATCCAGAGAAGCACGGCACGCCGGCATGGCTACGGGCACAGGAAGCCAAGATTATCCAGTCCGCGAAGGACCGGCTATCTCGTTCGGAGATTCCCTGGTGGAAGAAGCTCGGGGGCCGCGAGGGCTTTTAGTTCTTTGAGGCGTGCGACTTGCACACAGTGAGGCTTGGAGAGTGAATGGAGATAGGCGATAGCTGCTTTTACGATTGCATCTCGCTGATCCATTACACCCCCTAAAATAAAGTAGGGGCTCGGGTGCCTGCCCGGACACCTCCGCCCCTGATACAGTCGTCGAACGCTATGCCGACGGGCTGTATACCCATGTATAGCTGCGTATAGGAGTCCTGTCAAGAACTTTTTTACGCAGGCCCGCTCAAGTAATGGATAGAACTGCCTTCAGCCCGTGGTGGGAGGAATCTCGTGCTGAAGACCTAGCCCACTCGGTGATGCACACCTACGAGGGGTTCAAAACCGAGTCTGAGGGGTACGGGCGGTTCATCGCATACCGTAACTACCTGTCGCTGTTCCTGAATCGGAACATTTCGACGGAGTTGGCGAGCGAGTATCTCAAGTCGTACTACCAAGAGGGGTTTTCCCGTGTCCCGTTCAATCTGGTGAAGATGAACATCGACATGGTGCAGAACCGCATCTCGAAGATGACACCTCGCCCCAAGTTTCTCCCACGGGGCGGGAACTACTCGCTGAAGAAGAAGGCCGAGCTGCTCGAACGCTGGGTTGCCGCGCAGTTCCGTTGGATGGACGTCCACGTTCACGCTCAGCGGCACTTCCAGGACGTGTTGCTTTACGGCACGGGCGTAATGAAGGTCTGGCGCGAGAGCTCCAAGATCAAGACCGAGCGCGTGTACCCCGGCGAAATCTTCGTCGATGAGACTGAGGGCTACTACGACTGTGTTCGTCAGCTTATTCACCGCCGGTACGTGAGCCGGAAGGTGCTCCAGCGTCTTTTCCCGAAACATGCCCGCGCCTTGGAAGAAGTTGGGGCTGCGGATGAGGCTCTGGACGAGTTTGAGCGTAGCAAGTTCTCAGACCAAGTGGTGGTTGTCGAGGCGTGGCACCTCCCGAGCGAGGCACACGAGGATTCCGAGCTTGAGACTGACGGCCGGCACGTCATTGTGGTCGGCGACGTCGTTCTTGTGGACGAGGAGTGGGAGCACGACGACTTCCCATTCGTCTTCACGCGCTGGTCGCGTCACCCGCGTGGGTTCTTCGGCATCGGCTTGGCTGAGGAGCTTACGGGCATCCACCTCGACGTGAACTACACGATTGAGCGCATCAACAAGGCTATCGAGCTTGTTGCGACGCCGCAGGTTTGGCTTGAGTCGAGTGCGCAAGTCAAAGCCAACAAGATTACGAACATTCCCGGGCAGATCAACTACTACACGAACAACCCGCCCATCTTCCAGACGCCGCAGGCAGCGAGCCCTGAGACGTACCAGTACCTCCAGTCTCAGATTGCCCGCTCCCTACAGATTTCCCGTCTGTCTGAGAACGCGATGACGAACAAGATCCCCTCGGGCCTTGAAACCGGCGCTGCGGTGCAGGCTTGGAACGACATCGAGTCCATGGGCTTCCAGCTCGTGGCGCAGTCGTATGAGCGTGCCTTTGTCAAGATTACCGAGTGGCTCATTCGGCTCGGCAAGGAGTGCTACGAGGAGAACCCGAAGTACAGCGTCGTCGCTGAGCGGGACAAGCACACCATCGAGCAGGTTCCGTGGAAGAAGCTCGACATGGAGCGTGACTCCTACGTGATTGAGGTGTGGCCGGTGTCCAGCCTGCCGTTCCACCCGTCGGGTCGTCTCGATATGGTCGAGAAGATGATCAACATGGGCATGGTCCAGCCGCAGGATGCCCGCGAGCTAGTGAACATGCCTGACGTCGATGGCTTCCGCACGCTTGAGAAGGCGACGAAGGACAATATCGCCAAGACGCTCGAAGACATGCTCGACGAGGGCATCTACCGTGCGCCTGAGCCGTGGATTGATATCGACCTCGCCATGAAGATGGCCCAGACGTCGCTCAACGACGCGCAAGTAAATGACGTGCCCGAAGATCGTATCACTCTCGTGAGTAAGTACTTGCGGGCGGTGACGGGCATGAAGCAGAGGCAGCTCCAGGCTACCGCAATGCAAACTGGAGCTATGAGTCCAACGGCGCCACCGGCTGTCGGGCCGAACGGATTGCCGCCTACCGCGGTAACTGGTGGGGAAGCATAAGATCATGGACGATTTGGCAGCGATTGTGGCGGCGAGTGATGCCGCAGAAACTAGTTCAGAAGCACCGGCGCAGGAGTCCGCTCCTGTCAGTACGCCCGTCAAT